GCAAACTGAGTCCGTCCGCCGGACAAAATCAGCAGAACCTGGTTCTGTACTAACCGGGTGACAGGTTCGATAACGGCATAACCCGATGACGTTTCGAGAATGCGACTTTCGTTCGTCATGCACATGCTGGCCGGCGAAAATCGCTGCTCTACGTAATCGCCTGCCGGTGAGGGAAACCCCATGATCTGCACTCCTTTTTACTGTTTTTATATACAGTAGTTTCAAAGGTAGTGCAGATCAATGCGGCGACGCCTATCAATGCCGCCGACAGGAATCAGATGGCGGATACAAAATACACGGATGTGCAGGCCACTACCGGTATCAGCCAGTCGAGGATGCTAGGCGGATTCCATGCGCGCCAGTCGAACTCACCCCACCAAGGCATGTTGGCTCGCTTCCCTGCTACGAACTGTGCAATCCAGCGATATTCGGCCTGGGTGTGTTCCCGCCCGAGGTAGAACAGGGCGACCATTAACATCCCCTCCCGGTGCAGGTTGAGCGGGAATAACCCCGCGCCAATCAGTAGGGTGATGAGTGCGTGTAACATCTCTCACCCCTTAGCTAATGACTGCCAGTTTGCGCACCGTGCCAGCCGCATCCTTGATAGTTATGTAGCCAGTAACAGGAACATCTGCGCTAGAACCAAAACTTCCGAATCGAACATTGCCGCTACCCCTTGGGGCCAATAACAGATCCACTGCCGCATCCGCCCCAGTCGCCCGAATAGCTACCGGAGAACCACTCACTGACGGGTCAAAGCGAGGCCAGTTCACAGAATCCTGAACGTACATGAATTCGCCGAGCTTCGATGGACCTGATGACACAGTCGCGTTCTTATGGGTACTTGTGTCAAACCAGCAATTGAATGTGAAATCATCTACCGAGGTCACCAAGTCTGCTGATGATGCACCGTAGGACGAACAGTTGGTCAGATAACTTGGTACGGAACCAGCGGATCGCCTGAAGCCATACTGGCCATTGAAGGATTTGCAATTTCCTAGGTGGATGCGATCCCCGTTGTAACGGAATCCAACACTGAGCAAGCCTGCTGCGCTCAATGCGGTACAGTTACTGACTTGCAGATCATCAGCGGCCAGCTCGAACAGAATGGCATTACCAGTTGCGGCGGCACTGACGTTGTTCAGGCGGGATTTTTTAGCGCTTGCTGTGGCAAACACCCCGGTGCCGCCATTGGGTACGTTGAGCACCGTGCCATTGCTGACCGACACGTTCTCGTTATCCACCACTACCCCGTCAGAGTCGCCAAAGCCCTCCAGGTTCATGTGGAAATTAGTCAGCGAACTGTCGCGACCACCAATCCCATTGCCATTGCCGGGGTTACCGGGGCCGCCCAGGATCTCATCGCCACGGAAACGCACTCCAGTCACTTTGTTGCCGTTGGCGTAGATATGGATGTTGGTCAGCGTAGCAGGACCACGAATATCAAGCCCCGCCTTCTTGCCGGCCTCGGTTCTGCCAACGCCATTGACATAAACGTTACTGAATATCAGGCCCTTATTGGTCAGCGCCTTGTTTTTGAAGTCGGTGCCATCCCCGCCGATGTCCTGCAAATAGAGGCCGTCGAACTTAACAAACTGGAAGTTCGTGGTCATGGTTCCTTGGAATCCAATTCCATACCCCACGGTGTTTTTAATCTGAAGGTTTGTCCCAATGACAAAATCAGCATCCAGCGCCGCTAGCCCGTGCACGCCAGTCGTAGATTGACCGGCAGCATTGCCGTCTAGCGTGATGTTGTCTATCTCGAACCCAGTTGCCGCAGCGAGATGTAAGGGGCCAACATTGGCGCCATTTGCCACTTTTATGCTGGTCTTCCAAATGCCATCTCCTTGGATGCGCAATCCGTTGAAATCCACGCTCAGTGCGTAGAAGCTGTTGAGCGGATTGCCTGCCCCAACTAAGTATTCACCAGACGGGAAAAACAGGGTGCCTCCGTCAGCCGCTTTTAATGCTGCAATCGCCGCTCGGATGGCCGGGCCATCATCAGTGACGCCATCACCTTTAGCACCGAAGTCTTTCACGCTAACGGTATCAGTATTCTTATCTGCCTGTGTGCGGTAAACAGAACCAGTGGCCGCCAACTGAGCACCGATCATATCGGCACCATCAGGAGCTGCCAACTCCTGACGAAGCGCAGCATCACCCACGCTGACAAAATGCGCGGAATCGTTAGCCCATGAGGTTGCGTCATTACCCGTGGTAGTAAAACCCAGAGGTGTGGCGGCAGTTAATTTGTAAAGCTCACCCTGGTACCGAATAAGTTGGTTGTATTCGTTAATAGTCAGCGGGCCAGCAGTATAATCCCCAATAACCTTATACCCGGAACTCTGGATAAAATTATCAAACCTCTGCTGCTGGCTTAGCAACTGAGCTGAAAACGCTTGCTCCATGCCAAACATTGTTGGTCGGCTTCTGCCGAAGCGGTCCTTCCAGAATGCTTTGGTAATATCGTTTACCGCAAAGTCCAGGTTCTGGGCGTTATCAAACAGGTCCTTCGGATCCATTGACCCAATCGGATTATTAGTGGCGTATGTGGTCATGCTCGCTCCGGGCATAAAAAAACCCGCCGAAGCGGGTCAGATAATTGTGATTTACTATTAAGAGGCGTCGCCGGGGTATATGGCGTCGTCGTAGGTGTACTTCCCTGGGTGGTACTGGATGGCAGTGACCTGGCTGATCCCGTCATTGCCCGGAGATATTTCCCCGACCAGGGCGTCATACGGCACACGAACTGACGAGCAGAACAGCAGGCGCGGCGGCTCAATATACGCGTCATTCATCGCCCACAATTCCGGCTCCAGCGCGGCGCTGTACGGCACCGAGATGGTGAAGTCGTCAATGCGTGTCGGCACAACCATTGCCGATGCCCTGCCGTCCTGGTGGCGGATAATCACGCGTGGGCTTTGGAACGACCAGTCCGGTGCCTCACTAAGCGTCATGGTGATTTTGCTGCTGTCATACGTCATATCGGTAATCAGGCAGCTCAGCTGCTGACCGCCAGGTATGTCATCAGCCATTACAATGCGATCCATGAATTCGTAGCAGAGCGCATCCATTTCCGTTGAGGTGGTGTGCTGCAGGCGCTGCAGCTGATAGCCCAGCAACCGGCGCATGCCGATGCGGTAAGCTCGGTCCTCATCCAGAACGCCATCCAGCGTATAGCTCTCGACTTTAACCGGAGTGGGGTTGCCAGGCTGGCGGCACTGCACGGTTTCCTCAGCCCAGGTTGTGCCGTTGATATAGGTCACGTCCACGCCGTCGTAATCGTCCTGCGACGGGGCTTTAAACGCTGTCTGCAGTTCCTCGGTGGTTTCCTGCGGGGTGATCATGCCTACCCAGGATTTAATCCCTTCCCTGCCGGCAGAGGCCAGGCCATCCGACAGCAGGAAGTACCCCATCCCGGCGTTGGTGATTTTCTGCAGCACCTCAAGCGCTGACTTGCTCTCACCGCTGGCCCAGTCAAACTTCTCACCGCGTGGCGTCCAGTATGTTTGCTCCAGCGCGTCAATTGCCGCCGTGTCAATCTGGCTGGCCGTGAACCCCAGCGATTCAAGCACGTGGTAAAGTGCCCCGCTGATGCTCCGCGCCGTTCTGCCACCGCTGTAAATCCGGGTTGGCGTAACGCTAATCCGGCGATCAGACATGGCCGCCAGGCGATTCCCTGTGCGCACGGTCAGCGCCATGGTGGTGACGCCGTCGTACTTCGTGGGGCGCTTGCTGAGCCGTGAGCGAAGCGCCTGCCAGAATACCTGGTCGCGAGTACTGCCACCCTTAACCGGTTCGGTGCGGCGCATCCGGATCTCATATTGCCCCGGCGACACGCTGTAGCGATGCGTAAACCCGATCTGGTTTTCAGTGCTGCGCGAATAGAATGGAGACTGCTGCTGCCAGGTGGTGGTGCCGACCTTGCGATACTGGATCACCAGGCGTACCGGCATGGAGCGTTTATTCCCCTGGTCGGTATAACGCACCAGGCCGCTCTGGAAGTTGATGTTCACCTCGAATGCGTCCAGCGTTTCCCCGTCCGGGCAGGCCAGGAACGGGCCAACCCATTCGTAATCGTCGCTGACACCCGTTACGGTCGCATCCAACAGCGTGCGCTCAGTGAATCCAGGCCACGATGGATCCGGCGTGGTGATGGTCTCACCGCCCGGCCCAGTGGTGACCGTAAGCCGCTCCACGGTTACCGTCTGACTGTCCACATCGGTGATACGGAACTGATTGCCAGCCAATCCCAGAGAGAAACGCTGAATGCCCTCCGGCAGTCCGGTGAACGGCGTGCCAGCGGCGCTGTTGTAGGCCAGAGTGATGTGCGCCCTGACTTCCGCCGTGCCGCCAGCTGACTTCACGCCTGTCGTATTAACCGGGGCATCCCCAAACGCAGACGCGGGTAACGGGCTGTTCGTGATGGATCCGCCTGCGAACGGGCTGCTGGCTTCACCGATTTCGAGACGCCCACTGTTATCGCGCGCGACCAGGCCGGAGCCTGAGAGCTGCGAGGTGATCGACGAAACCAGACCAGACATGGTGACGTAGTTGGTAACCAGCGAAACAGGATATGTCGTGCCCTGCCAGCTAATGCTGAACGTCACCGGCGCGGTGCTGAAATCGTAAGTAGTCGGCGCTGCGCTGGCGGTTAAGGTCGCGGCACTGCCCCCTACTCCCGGTACCGCCGGAACGCCGGGGGCATAGCTGGCGATCACCAGGTCATAGTCGTTGCCGTTATAGTTCAGCGTCACCGGCAGGTCGACAGCCGGGGCCAGCTCCTCTATCCCGCCATAAATCACGCTGTAACCGCCGGACGACACGACCGTATAAGAGTTGGGAGCCAGCACGGTGATCACCGTTCCGACCATCCACGACGGTGGGATTTCCTCATCCCCGCCGGATGCCGATACGTCAACCAGGGTGATGGTGTTGCCGGAAACGACCAGCGCATCCGCGATGATACTCACTGTTTCCGGGCCACTTGAACCCAGATCCAGACCAGCGGTACCGGACCCCGTATTCCCCACTTCTGGTGAGTTGAACCAGTTTTCGGTGCGCGCGTCGCCGGATACCGTGGCGCCAGGCGGATAGAGGGTGTAACGCACGTCGGTACCGAACGCCGAAATCGGCGTATTGCCTATCTTGATGTCAGACTGATTAATCACCATGTCGCCGGCGCCCACGCACAGGAACATGCTGGTTTCCATGCTGGTCTCGTTGATGAAACGGCTCACCGGCTGCATCACGTAATCAGGCCACACCCGGTATTTCCCGAAGATTTCACGGATGGGGTCACCCAGTTTCGCTGCGTTCGCTTTGGCCGGGTTGAGGTCAATCTGATCACCGCTCGCAGCCTGGGCACCGCTGCCGCCGGTCTGCATGGTACTCATCATGTAGATTGAGTACGCCGCCGAGGCGACGGCCACGCTGACAGCCACCCACAGAGCGATCTCCGCGCCGGTACCGTAGGGCACCGGATACAGCCTGACGTCGCTGTTAGGGTGAATGACGCACAGCGCCCATTCTGACGGTGGCACCGGAACGCCGGCGATTTCAACCGCGACCGGGTGCCGTTGTTCCGGCGTCCAGCCCTGCACGTTTTGGGTGAACCAGGCGTTGAGGGTCATCGTTTCATGATGGTGCGTTTCCAGCGGTTCGCCCGGCAAACGGGAGGGATAGATTCGGATCGTCACTGGTAATACTCCACGCGAACAAAGCGGCGCGCAAAACGCGCCAGCGGCAGAAAGGTTACGTTAGTGCGGGGATTACACTCGGCGGCATGCAGCACGCCGTCAATCTCCACGACGATGGCAACGTGCGTCACTACAGATCCCGAATAACAGGCAATGCCCGCGCCCGGTGCGGGGTCGCAACGCTGCAGGTCAGCCATCAGCCCGCGCGCCTCCCGATCGAGGCCGTTATCATCCTTCGTGACCCCCGCAAAGTCAGGCCACGGTGTCAGGCCAAGATCGCGCCTGATTTCATTTACGATGCCAAAACAGTCAAGATCAGGGTAAGTGCGACCGCCCTTCAGCCAGTTAACTGAACGGTATTTATCAGGATTGAACATGGTAATTTCCTACTGGAGATAACGAAGGCCCGGGAAGTCAGGCAGCGTGTAACGGTAGCGCGGCCATGCGGTATCGAGAATATTCATGTAGCCAGCGGTGATCTGCACCTCCGTCGCCGTCCAGTACCCCTCTTTAATTGCCAGTGTAAATGGCGGCGTTGCGGGTGCGGAAAGGTCGGTCGAGACATACCGGCGGAAAGTCATGGTAGCATCGCTGAGGTTATCCAGCGCGTTGCGGATCGCTGTTGAAACCACGCCGTCGATATTGCTGATGGCGAATTTCAGATCCTGGGTGCCGTCAGAATTTCGCGCCGGCAACGCCACATCAACGGCGGAGCCAATGAATGTTGCCTGAGCGCCATTCTCCAGCGTGACGGTAATGTCATCCCAGCCGCGGGTAAGCCAGTAGTTCTGGCCGCCAACGGTGATCTGCAGCGTGTCGATAATAACTTCATCACCGCCGCTGGCATAAAGCCTGTTCAGAACTGGACTGGTCATGCTTCAGGCCACTCCCTGTTCAGTGCCAGATCGATAATATCGCTGCCGGCCACCAGTTCCGGGAAATTGCCCCACCCCGGTGGTAGCAACGGACGCTCCCATAACTCCAGTTGCGCGCTGTAACGCCAGTATTTTGGTGAAACCAGCGTCGGTCCCTCATAAATGTCGGTGAACCGGCATTTATAGGCTTGCTGGCAGCCCAGCGGTGTTTGCAGCTTCATCAAAAACCATGCGGCACCATCCGTAAGTGCATCGCGGAACCATGCCTCAAAAAGCTGGGCCTGATTATGCTTTGTAAAAATCCAGTTAACGGTGGCGATAGTTGGTGTTGATGTATACTTTCGGCGCTGTCGGGCCCGGCCGGATGTCGTTTCGGTGCGCTGCCGCGGGCTTACAGGCTTGAAACCATAACCATCCTGCAATGGCATCGGCAGGTAATCGTGTGGATAAAAAATGTCGGGCACGTGATCACTCCTTCCTGGTCCGGCCATAGAATCCATTTAAGGCCCTGCCAAACTCATTAGTTGGCTTTACCACCTGAGCCGCCATTTCCTTACGGATCGATATCACCAGTTGGCGGTTTCGCTGGTCGATAGCCATCAGCGTTGCGTCATCGGGTTTTCCGGTGAATGAATTTTGGATATGAACGGTTCCACCAGCCGAGGCCTGCCTGGCCTGCTGCACCCTCTCCAGGGTCGCATCGAGCTTGGCAGAGGTGCTGGCTGTTACCACACGCTCTCCTTTCTGCAACAACCAGGTCCCTGTTTCCGGTACCCGGTCAATGCCATCATGAGCCATACCGGCAAGCGACTGTCCGGCTATCAAAGCCACTGACGCGTAACCAACGGCGCGGATTGCTGTGGCCGCCGGGATCCCCATAATCAGGCCGCCTTCCGCCATAGCCTTGGTCGCTGCCAGTTCGGTGTTGATCACGGCCTGCGCCATTGCCGCCGCCTTGCTGGCAATAAAAAGGGTCTTATAGGCAAGGCTCCCCTCCTGTCCGATTCCCTGTAGCAGCTGCGCCGACTGGCCAGCGAGGTCTGAGAACATGGAAAGGCTGGCAGATGTGTATCCAGCCTGTATATCCTGTAATTGCGAAGCATTAGTCTTGTTAATTTCAGCGACACGATCAGCGTAGGTTTGCTCATTAATCTCCTTCTGGTCGAGCAACTCTTTCTGCATCTCAAGCTGAGTTTCATGCCATTTTTCCAGTTCTTTTTGCGCATCAGCCACACGAATAAGTTCGCCGCTGGCACCGCCGACAGATGAATCAATACCACCGAACTTCGGAGCTTCCTGAACCGATGCTTTTGATATCCGCTCCATTGTCTTGCGGTATTCTTCAGTCGCAGGTGCAGCCTCTCGCAGCAGTTTAATGCGTTCACGAGTGGTATTTAGCAGCGCCTCCTCGGGCTTCAGCAGTTCTTGATTCAGGGATTTGAGGCGTTCGACAGCATTAAGATGATCAAGCGCGGCGGAGTTGCGCAGAAGCTCTGTCTTCTGCGTTTCAGACAAAGCCCCCAGCTCACCCTGGGTTACCTGATATTTGGTTTTAGCGAGCTCCGTACTCTGGCCAGCAAGCGCGAGCTGTTCCTGCTGCTGGCTAATGAGGCGCTTGTAAGACTCCTCGAGTTTCTCCGATGTCTTTTGCTCATCAGATTTGGGCATTTTTTTCTGAGGTTTATTGGCCTCGTTATTTCGCCATTCCGCAAGACCGTTATTAATCAACTCCTGACGGCCTGTCTGGAATTGAGGGTCACTGGTTAATCCCAGATCATCGGCGGCATAACTCAGCCGTAAACGTTCTTTGGCCTCACCTTTAAGGCGTGACAACTCCAGATCCCTACGGCTCTTTTCAAGTGCATCGGTTTGCTTTTTATCGAGATCGGCCTGAGGCAGCCTTAGCGGAACGTTAGCCAGCCCCTGACGGGCCATGAGAAGTTGGTTGCCTAAACCGAGAATTTTATTAAATTCAGTATGCTGACCATTCATCATGATCAGCGACTGATAAACTGCATTCTGACGCCAGGCTTGTTCGCGTATTAAATCGTTACGACGCCGCTCTATTTCTTCGAGGGTCTGCTGAATGCCGCGAGACTTATCTCGCATGTCATTTAATTTTCCCTCTTCAACGGCAAGCTGATCCGTAACTATCGCTACGGCTCTCAGGATATTTGCATCGTTTTCGCTGGTTATGCCGGGCTTTCCGCGAGATGCATTCAAACCGGCGATTTGAATTTTCAGCTCACCAACCTTTTTGGCTTGCTCACCAACTAGGCGATTTTGTTCTACCAGGGCACCAACAGTTCTTCCTCTGTTGTCGTCTGTTTCAGACAAAGACATGCGAGAAGTCTTTTCTCTGATTTCATCAATTTGACTGGCATATTCCTGTGCAGATCGACGGGCTTGCTCCTGATTTTGATACATCGCATACCAGGCACCAGCTCCAAGCATCACCAAGCCAGGCACGCCGCCAATGAGTCCAAGAGCACCGCTTAAAAGGCGGGTACCCACAGATGTCACACTGTTGAGATTGCTTTGCGTGGAAACTCGATTAGCAAGGTTCCGATCTCTGGCTGCCTCGGCTGCAGCCAGGCGCCTTTCAGCAACAGCCTGAGCATCAGCGTTTTTAGCTGCCACCAGCCCTGCCTGCGCACGCTCAAGCGCTGTTCTGGCTCTGACTTTCTCTGTGGCAGAACCGCTGGTTAAAGCGGTCGTCAGCCTGGCCTGGGCTGCAGTGACTTTTGCTTCTGCCGCAGCAATTTTCTCTTGCTGAGCGGCCTGAACATCTGCGCTACGCGACCTTTGCACAGCTTGCTGGGCTCGATAAACTTCTACCCTTGAGGCGGCAACGGCAGACTGTGCAGCCTTATCCTGTGCAACTGCAAGAGCAACCTCTGACTTAGCCGCAGAAATTAGCGCGCCGGTTGCGCTCGTAGCGCTGGTCACCACCCCACTGAGATATTTCGCCAGGCCAACACCAACAAGCGCACCTGCAACTGTTGTTATCGTAGCTATATTGTCGGCAATATCACTCAATGCGCCACTTACTGCCGATGAGGTAAATGAATCAAGCGTCCGGGCAACTCCGTCCAGGCCACCAGATAGCGCATCAGTAGCACCAGTAGCCTGGTTGACACCTCCAACCCATGCCATGAACGAGTTGGTGACTTTTTGCAGGGATCCGGAGACTGTTTGCGGCATGCTGGCAAACTCACCCTGCAATGAGCCCAACTGGCTCATTAATGCAGGAACAACCTTATCGATCGTAAGTTGCCCCTGGTCAGCCATGCTCTTCAGGTCTTTGCGGGCCACGCCCATTCCGGCGGCAAGTGCACGGATGACACGATCACCTGCTTCGTTAACGGCGTTGAATTCTTCGCCGCGAAGAACTCCCTGCGCCAGCGCCTGGCTGAATTGTGTGATAACAGAACTTGCTTCCTGGGTATTTGCTCCTGAAAGTTTGAGGCCGGTTGAAACAGCCTCGGTAATTTTCAGGACTTCATCAGAGCTATACCCGTATTCGCGCATGGAAGCTGCTGCGCGTGAAAAAAGGTTTGCGTTATCGGAAAATGCCGTTCCGGTTCGCTGGCTGATTTCCATTAACTGGCGCTGAGAGACTGCAAAATCATCAGCAGAAGAAGATGCCTGCTTAAGGCGCGAATTTACAGAATTCCACTCATCTGCAATCTGCACAAGTTTGCCAGTCGCAAAAGCTGCCGTAGCGGCGGCAGCAGCCCTTCCTGCCGATGCAAAACCATCAGTAAGATCGGATAATGCTCTTTCGCTTTCACGCGATGCTGCTGCGGCCTGCCGACCGCCATTTTGCATGGTGCGGTAATAGTCCTGCCCCATGCGCGAGGCGCGGGAAATTTCCGTCTGGAATGATTGCGAGTTAGCGGAAATTTTGATTATTAACTCACGTAAAGTTGCCATTTATTCTAACTCCAGACGTAAAAAAACCGCCGAAGCGGTTTTATTTTTTATTATTTCCAGACCTTTTGCCTGGCTTCTTCGAGGTATTCTTCATCAGTCTTAACCGGTGGGGAATCGACTGCTAAATCACTACCACAGTGTTTACATTTAATAGCTTCGTTTTTGATTAACTCTGCACAGAATGGGCACTTCTTCATGCCATCGTTTTCAATTAAGTCTTTTTCTTCTGCCGCAACATCCTTCTTTATTACCAGAGAATGCACAAAAGCGATTATAAACAGCAGAGCACCATACACCCACCATGCAAAGAAAGATCGCCCTTTGCTTTGAGCAATTAAGGCTGGAATTAAGCCTATAACAATTGAAACTAGTAAAACTTCCATTTAGGTTCCCCAGTATTATAAGTCTAAGAATCCTAATATTATCTGGGTCAAAAGTCACTGCGTTGCGGCAGTAAGTGCAGCCTCAAGACCAGCAAAGGGATCTTCAGGTGCTGATTTCTTGTCATCATCCCAGCGCAGGATCGCATCTTCCAGCGGCACTTTGACCCCCTGAGAACCATAAACGGCAGAGACTATCT